CGACCTTCAACCTGCAATGTTACTCTGCCTGCGCTTTCGTCTCCGGTGTCATAAAATGTTCTGATAACCATATCGTCCCAGATTATAAGTTTGGCTTTTGACATGTCACCCATCACGACCTGATTTGCATTTGCAAGCTCGTTTTCAATAATTTGAACGCCCGAAAAATTAATGTCACCACCCATCGCCCAACTTTCAACTAAATATCTTCCAAAATCATCTTTTGCCCCTGCCATTTTTTCAACAGCATCAACAGCCATAAAAGCCAAATTTGGTTTAAATTTATTTTTGCCCTGTTTAGTAATCTGAGCTTTCACTTTACGCAAAACATCCATCAAATTTGGGTCTTTTGATTTTGCTGCACTTGCAAAGTCAAATTCAGTTGCATAATAAAGTAATCCAAAAAGGTTGGCAGATGAATTGATTAACAAATCCTCAACTTTTAAAATCCAATCTTCGGTTATTAAACCACTTACGGTGTCGGTTAAGAATTGCAAATCATACATTTGACGTTGCGAAATAACTGTTTTTGCTTTAATTTCGTAACTCTGAATTGATTTCTTTTCCCACGTGTAAACATTGTTTTGCGCCGGTACTCCATTTTCAGAAACAAGCGAAGTGTTATTTGTGTTCAACGTTTGTTCGTAATAAACATAGAATCCCTCATTGTTTGCAGGCATCGTAATTCTGTTTTTCAACAAAGACATTACAAATGGAGAGTTTTTTACAATTGCGTTTATGTCCAAATCTGAACGATTTCCACTTGCTCCCGTTAAAGATGCCGCAGTGAGTGTTTTTAAAGAAACCAGGATAGTGGTATTTTCAACTTTTGCATTTTCTTTAGATGCTGAAAGAAAAAAATCTTTTTTTTCTTCGAGAACATCTCTGATTGTTTTTACCTGATTTTTATTTCCCCCTTCTTGCATTTTTCTAAGCTGATCTCCCATCTCTTTTAAAATCTGCTTATACTCAGCGTCAACAGCTTTTATGGCTGTTTCGATAGCCGATTTTTGCTTTGAATTAACATCAACTTTTAATGCATCCATTTTTGAATCAAAATCTTCTTTTGATATCATTCCTGAAAGCAAGTTTTTAATTTCGGTCTGCAGAATGTCCTGAACGACCTCTTTTGTTAAGTCTGCCATTTTTAATTTTTTTAATTTAAAACTTTTTTTACCATCTCTTTGAATTCTTCTGCTGTAATTTGCGGCTCATTATTTTCCTGTGATTTATCGGCAGGCTGTTGAGTGCTTTTGGCTTCTGAAATGCTTATAGTTGGGGTTGCAGCGTTACTTCCAATTGGAACTGCTGAACCTTCAATTATTTTTGCTTCTGTAACTACCCAAAAATAGCCCCGTTCGTCTGCGACTTCTTTATTCGCAACAATAGGGTAATATTTATCATAAATCGCTTTTTCTTGCTCATCCCATCTCGATCCTGAGTTCATGGCAAGATCTAACTTTACATAGCGCATTCCAACGCTATGATTTTTAACCTTATTTTGTTTGTATTTTTTAGACATTAACTCGTTGTCTTCCGGATTGATTTCGGCATCAAATATTAAAACTTCGGTATTGCCTTCATAATTAAATCCGAGTTCTTTCCATGACATCGCAACTGTTGAGGCTTTTACGCTGTCAGAAATAACATAGTCAAATTTATACTGATGTTCTTGAAACAAATACAGGTTTTTAACTTCTTTTAATGATTTTTTCCACAACCCTGGAACATGTAAATCCATGTGGCTGTCAATCAAATTAGTTGTGTTAATTGCAACTTTTACGTTAAACTTTCCACTTTCGGGAATTTCAGAATCTTCAATAGCCTTAACAGTTGTTGCGTTTCCATCAACAAATTTAACAAAATATGTTTCAATGGCATCAGCGCATTTCATTGCTGCTTTTTTTTCAAGCATTAAAACGCTTTTGTTTTTGCGTAAATATTCGAATATTTGTTCTTGCTCTGTCATTTTTTAACTATTTTTTTATCATCAATAAGTTGCTTTTTCTTATCATTAGCCTCTTTAATTTGCCTGATTTGCTCCGCTGTTAGTTCCATTATTTTGCGTTTTAAAATCCATTTTTTTAGCATCATAGCCGATAACTTCCCTTGCCTCATCTCCAGTTATAAGCCCGGCATTGTATTGAGAAATCGCAATATCTGACATTAATTTTACATCTGCCTGCATTGCGGTAACGTTTGAATAGTCGGGTATATATCTTGCCTTATCCTCTAAATTTAAAATTTCTGCTTTCAATTTGCAAATGCTTTCAACTTCGGGAACTACCGCATTTTCGTAAAATGTTCTACGAATAGTTGACATGTTATTATAAGTTGAATTTACAACATCGTTTAAGAGCTGTGAAGGAACTTTTAAGACCATGCAAACTGTTCTAAAATCCTTTAATCTTGCGGCATCTAATCCAAGTTCCTGAACATTCATGCCGGTTGAGACATATTGCAGCGGCCTGTTTGTTATCAAAAATGGCATTTTATCGCCGGTAATTCCTATTTTTTCGTAATAGGCCTTTTTCAAAGCTGCAATATCGGGATCTGCTAAAGCTCCGTTTGATTCCGGAAAGATTAAACCCATTGATCCCCTGTCTTCAATAGTTTTGATTCCAGCTTCGCTAATTGCTTGTAATTCTTTTCCAGTGTTGCGTAAAGAATTTAAACGACTAACCCCCCTCTGGTCTGGGGCTGAAAGTGCGTTTATGTCTTTTCTGTAAATAATTGATTCAGGATAAATAGTTTTGGCTTTCCAAAAGTATGATTCGTGCTCTCGCAATCTCCAATCCGAATCGAAATTGTTCTTAAAATTTATGGCAATTTCAGGTGCCGGTAATGCAAATATTTTGTCAATATATTTTGACATTCCTACCGGGAAAACTTTGTTTATAAATTGCTCACCGTAAATAAATTTATGCAGCAAAACCACTCTCCAAAACTCCTCTTGATTTTGAAACTGATTAGGCTTTTTCCACAATTTCGAGTATGGGTCTTCCACATAAGCCCAATCTTTGCCCTTAAATTCCTGATATAAATCTGGTATTTCAACAACCTTATCAATAATGAAGTTTATTGGTGCGGCAAATTCCGGGATATTTTCATACATAAATCTTGTAGCTTCCCAACCGTATCCAAAAATTGATAATGCCGCCTGAATGGGAGTAAAATTTCCTATTGAAATTGGCTGAACCGATGAAGTTCCTGTACCAATTTGCGGCGTGTATGCCTTGCTTTCTTGCTGCTCCTTATCTTTTCCTACACTAAAAGAAAATTTCCACGCCATTTTTATATAATTTTCGTTGTAAATATACAATGATATTAGTCATATTTGAAATAATTTTATTAACAATTTTATGTTAATACGCTTTCAAAGGTGTTTGGTAACATTGTATCATATAGCGAAGTGCATCCCAAAAATGATTGAAAGCGTCAATAGGCTGATTTGTCGGGATATCGTTTATTGTTTTATAAATATAGTTTTCCTGCTCTTTAACAACGTCAGCATCTTTAACAATGTGAAGTCTGTAATTTTTAATTTTTGCTATTCCCTCCTCAATGCTTCCTTTTCCTTTGTGTGCTTTAATGATTTGAAATCCCATATATCTTAAATCCTTAACGAAACCTTCGGTAGATGTTCCTCCGATATCTGCGCTATCTGCAATAATTATATCATTTCTTGTTATGCCTATTTTATTAAAATGCTCCCCTAATAAATTACTTGATTCTATCGGTTGATAAATAAGTTTTTGCACATACAAATCATTGTCAATTATACAAGCCTTAATCAAACATGTCGGATCGTTTGTAAATCCAAAATCTAAACCGTAATTATAATATTGAGATTTGGGAAGCGAATAAATCCAATCAACATTTTTAAACACTAATCCAGATTGTGCCGCCCGAAGACCTAAACCATACACGCGCCACATATAATCATCTGCCGTGCCTGCTCTTATATTTATGTCTGTAGGCTCATAGCTTAATAGTTTTTTCTTTTGCGGAGCGGGTACAAAACAATTGTCTAATAAAACTGAATGTAAATAAGAGCAGTCAGGACGGCGCAATAAGTTATCATAAACCCAGTGAACCGTAAATTTAGGGTTATAATCTCCTATCATCATTTCACTGCATCTCTGTTCAATTGCATCCCATATTTTTTTGGGTTGATCCAACAACTCATTGAAATATGCAATATCACATCCTGCACCTTCAAATTTATCAGGATTATCACATCCTAAAAATACAAATTTATTTGTGCCGATCTTAAAATCTGAAACCTCTTTTGCTTTTTCAAAAGGATTTGGAAGCCCAAATGCTCGCAATCTATTATTCCAATCCGTATATAATGTTGTCTTGTGACTTACGTAGGTTTGTCGAAACATGAAAATTGTTTTATTTTCATTTGTCAAGCCGTACCAAATTAAAAAATCAATAGCCGATATTGTTTTGCCGGATCGGCTCGATCCTTCTAAAATAGCAAATAATGTGTCTTTGAAATCACTGTTTTTGTTGTGAAAATATGTTTTGTAGAGATGTTTGAAATTTTTATTTACAAGGCGTTTACTCATCGCTCATAAGTTCGTCATGCTTAGGGAAAAGCGAATCAATACGGGATTGTATTTTTTCTCCGCCGGTGGTGTGGTCAATGTTTTGCGAATCCCGCCATTCTTTAGGCTTTCTATTTTTTAACCAAAAAGCAATAGCGGCAGTTTCCGGGGGAACATATTTTTTTACTGTTTTTATTGATTTAATTTTAGGCTGTCCATCGGCGTCAATTCCAACATCTTTTGTTATTTCTTCGTACTCAAAACCACGAGCTCTTTTTAACAAAGCATTTTCTACATCAACATCAACCGGAGCCTTACCTCTTTTTATTGCCTCTAAAAATTCCAGATACTTGTTTTGATAATTGTAAAAACTTGCAAGACTAATTCCAAGAGCTTCGGCAATCTGTATGTCATTCAATCCTGTTCTTGCGTATTTCTCGGCAAGTAGTGGAAACGTGTTTGAATCGTATTTTTCTTTTGCCCCTGCCATTATCGTTTTATTAAGTTTTTGTTTTCTTGAATTATCTCTAAAAATTTACCAAATGCCTGGCCGGGTGTTTTAAATCCTTTTAAAAAAGCATAGGTTAACAGGTCTGTAACCTGATCGTACTGATTGCTTTCAATCAACCAATTAACGTCTTTTTCATCTGCAATTGATTCTATTAAATCAACTAATGATTCCCGGCTATTTTCAAGTAAGCAAATATTTATGTATCTGAATTGCGGTTGAGCTATTGTAATTTCTTCTGATTCTTTCTTTAATGTTTCGTCAATAAGGTTTACAAGTGATAAGTCTATATCTTGTAATTTTGATTGAAGTATTTGTAGTATTTCTTCATCCGGAGTTCCGTGTATGTCGTTGTGTGCTAATTGCAATCTTATTCTTGTGCTTTCATCAACCTCATCAATAACAATGCAATGACTTGATAAAATTCCTGCTTGTATAGCCGCCTTAATTCTGTGGTGTCCGGAAATGCACCGCATTTTATTTTTGTCATTTTGTCGCATAAGCAAAGGAGCGGAAGTAAGGCAACCATCACGTTTAATATTTTTAACTAAACGCCTAAAATCGGAATCTGACATTTTTTGTGCATTTATTTCTGCCTCCTTAATGTCTCTAAAATTTACTTCTAATATTTCAATCTTTAGATTTTGATTTTCTATTTGCTTATGATCTTTTTTGCCGGTGTTCATAGTATTTTATGTTTTTGCATAAATTCAGCTTTTGCGGCTTTCAATGTTGGGATTGTTCCGAGTTGAAATAAATAGCCTAAATTAAAACCTCCCTTAACTTCTTTTTCTTGTATTTTTTCGGCGTGCTTTCGATATCTATTTATTACTTTGTGCTGAGAAAAGCACATTGAATATGCCGTATTTATCTTTCGGTTAAATTTGTTTTCAAGTGATATTTGGACTTCTTTTGTCCTCAAAACATACAATAATAGATCGGTACTATTTTCATATTCAGAGGGTGTTGTATCTGCTTTCATAAGTACATCGTATGTTCCATAATCTGGATTTGAAAAGCCAAGGACGCCTACTAATAAACTATTGTGATACAATCCAATATAAAGATTACAACCCTGAGCTTTAATAAATCCCTTTACGTGAGATTTTCTAAATTCCATTGCAATTTTACTATCTAAATTTGAAATAATTTTGAGCGGAGACTTGGAGTCGAACCAATCTTTATCGCTGGATGCGATACGTGCTACCGTCACACTCTGTCCGCTTATTTTATAATTTACTTCCGGCAAAGATATAACATTCTTGTGAGCCTGCAAATGATGTTCTTTGCATAATACAATTAAGTTACTTATTTTGTTGTTTTTTTTGTCAAAGTCGATATGATGGCATTCTAATTCTGTAAATTCTGTTTTTCCGCAAACGGCACATGGGTAAATTAACCTTAGTTTGCGGCTCAACTTTAACCATCCTGATGCGTATGAATTTTTAGCAGAATTTGACATAAAAACAAAATTTCCGCTAAGTTATAATATTTAGCGGAATTTTGCAAATTTAATTTTAAATGTGATTACTCGGACACAATTGTTATCTGTCCATAAAAATCGTGAAAATCTGGCGAATTCCATTTTTCTGAATAATATCCGGGATTTTTTGACGGATGTATTAAAGCCGTTCCGGTAATTGAGTTCTCAACTTTATTTTCGCATGTTGCGACAATGATAATGCTTTTATTATTGTTAATCATTAATTTTGGAAACGGTTTTTGATTAACCGATTTTTCTTCTACTTCAATTTTAATCATAATTTTCAATTTTTAATTGCATTTCTTTTAATATTTCTATAGTTTTTTTCATCAAAATATACACGGCATATCTTTTATTGCTTTTTTCAGATCCGTTATTTGGAAATTCATCATCATTATTCCAAAAATTTAATTCCCATTCCTCCGCCGTTCTTAAATAGCAACCTAATTGAATCATCCAAATATTTTGATTTTTTTCAAAGTATAGGCGAGCTATATATTTATAAAAATTAGGGAATTCGATTAATTTTTCAATAGTGAAGTAGTCACCGGCTTTGAAATTGTAACCGGCTGTGAAGTAGTTACCGGCTGTGAAGTAGTTACCGGCTGTGAAGTCGTAACCGGCTGTGAAGTAGTTACCGGCTGTGAAGTAGTTACCGGCTGTGAAGTCGTTACCGGCTGTGAAGTAGTTACCGGCTTTGAAGTTGTTACCGGCTGTGAAGTAGTCACCGGCTTTGAAGTCGTCACCGGCTTTGAAGTTGTAACCGGCTGTGAAATAACTAAAAATAGCAGCATTTTTCCCGATTTTAAAATCAACTCCAATTTGCACATTTTGCAAATTATTTTCAACTAATTTCTGTCTTAAATCAGCTTCATTTTCATAATTAATTACTAAATTTTTGTCAATAATTTTTAAAGTGTTCATAATTTTATATTTTTAATTTAAATACTATTTTTTAATAACCCCATTTTTCCGAGTTCCAAGATCTCAATTCCCAACTGCTCATTTAGCCATTTTGCGACTAACTGACGGTGACAAAATGTACCGGCGGATTCGTGACAGCACAATACAACATCCTTTCCACCTGACAATTTTTCAAGGTCTTCAACAACACAACCCGCATTTAGTGTTGAAAGTTTTTGCATGAATTTGGGTTTATAATCGATTTCTTCATCGTGCATAAATGATTTGTCCGGGTTCAACTCCCGGTAGCATGTGCCGGTAAAGTATCGCGCCGAAACTGCAATACTGATTGGTTTTAATCCTGCGCTTTCATATTTGCGCACGTTTGCAAAATTTCCTGTGTAGATTTCCATCGTTTTAATTTTTTTCGTTTAAGAATATGATTGTCCTTTTATTATCCAAAACTCTTCTGTCTAAACAATAAGTATTGAATTTATAGCCGTTATTTGGCAGATTTAGCGCATTTGCTTCTTCTAATAACAGTTCAACACCGGTTGACATTTCGTTGTTTTCATTGTTTTTCAGCCTCTTATAAAGATAAGACATTGCTGATCTCTGTTCCTTGCTTACTCTTGTGTATTTCAGCGAAATAGTAGTATTGTTAATTTTTTTAGTTCCGTTTTCGAACCTCTTTAGTCCGTTTTCTATCATTAAATTTGTTTCCATCGTTTTAATTTTTAAAAGTTGCCCGGAATCCGTCCGGGCTCGGGGTTAAAATTATTTGCAAATTTCAAGATATAAATCTTCAACACACGCCTGATGTGAGTTTTGAGCGTTAATAATTTTCACATCACTTGCTTTAATTGTCGCATCTAATTGTTGAAACCTTGCAACTGCATTTACTTTTTTGTAAGCTTTGATTTGAGTGAAAGTTCCGTTTACATTTGCTGAGAATACTTTTGAATTTTTCATTGTCGTAAGTTTTAAATTGTTAATTACTAATTGATTACATAACGAAGATAACACATTTGAGCACACACTCCAAATTTATTTTCAATTATTTACACTCTGAAAGCGTTGGTATTACTGGGTTGTGAAAATATTTTTAGTAAATGTGTAAAAACATGATATTTATCATGTTAAATTCTGCGTGAAAACGGCTTAAAATGAAAAAACCCG